TGAAGGGCGGCTTTCATCTTCCGCAGTGGCAGGGACGCCACTGAATCCCTGGTCCGGCAGGGCTGATGTATCGCAACAGTGGGGGCCGGTGGCGGTGCAGGATCCGTCGCAGGGGCTGCTTGTGAAGTTGTGGACGGCGCGTGCAGATAAAAAGCAGGTGCTTTTATCTGCGGATGGTGTGCCGGAAGTGGTCATTTACACCCATGCTGAGCCGGTCAATGCGGTCACGCTTGCATTCGATCAGAACGGAAATCCGAATCTCACGGTGGGCGGCATCAGTGGTGCGCTGCTGTACTGGTACGACGCAACAAGGCCGGGCATGGAAACCACTTCGCTGCCGGCCGACCATCTCTATCCGATGCTCACGCTTGATGATGCCCGTGATCTCAACATCGCCGCGTCCGACATCATCCTGAGCTACGTGCGGGGGGGCGTGCTGCGTTATCGGCAGCAGCGTGAGCGGTTCCAGATTGAACATACACCGCTACTCGGTGACGGTGGCTCGCCGCTGACTGTGCCAGGGAAGCCGCTGCTCCACGTGAGCATGACTCGCAAACAACGTGTGCAGTGGACCTTCCTCAATACCGACAACTGGGCCATGAACCCGGCCCATGCGCTGTACTACGCGCGCACACATTCGGAGATCGGCCGGGAGCCGAGTGGGAATATCAACGATGCCAGCTACCGGGCTTGCGCCGACAAGCTGTTCGATGAAGGGTTTGGGATCTGCACCTCATTTGATCCGGCCGCGGAGAGCCTGGAGGAGTTCGAGCAGCGCATCTGCAACCTGATCGGCGGCAGCGTCAGCCGAAGCCTGATCGATGGGCAGTACTACCTGGACCTCGCCCGTGGCGACTACGACCTGGACAGCCTTCCGGTCATCACCGACGACGACATTCTGTCTTTCTCGGCGCAACCTTCAGTGCTGGATGGCGCGATCAACAGCGTCAGCGTGAAGTATTTCGACCCATGCAGGAAGGAGAGCGTCACGACGCCGCCCGTGCAGGCGCTGGGCCTGATCGACGCCTTCGGCGTGATCCACCAGACCGCCAGCTATCCAGAGATTCCGAGTGCTGCACTGGCATTGATCATCGCCGAGCGCGACCTGCGCAATACCGTTACCCCGACGATAGCCTTTGAGCTGACCTGCATGCCGGACTCGGTTCGGGCGCTGCGGCCGAACAACTACTTTCGGCTGCAATCCAAGAAGCGTCGCATCGCCGACATGGTGTGCCTGCTGGGCGAAAAGCAGGCCGGTACGCTCAAGAGCGGTGCAGTAAAGATCACTGCCGCTCAGGACATTTACAGCCTGCCGCAGACCTCGTTCGTCGAAGTGGAAAGCGGCATCGATACCAGCCCCGACCCGACGCCTTATCCCATCACTGCTCAGGTAGCGATGGAGGCGCCCTACATTGAGCTGGTGCAGCGCCTGGACCGGGCCAACCTCGACGCGCTGCCCGCCGACGTGGGCTACTTGCTGGCGATGGCTGACCAGCCTGCGCAGGGTGGCCAGAACTATGGACTGGCCGTGGCGCCGGCCGGTGGGGACTACCTGGTGGAGATGACCGGCGACTGGTGCCCGGTGGCGGTGGTTGCAGGCGATCCGGCGGTTGATGTCGTGCCCGTTGGCCAGACGGTGATTCCGGTCGCCGGCGTCGGCCGCGCCAGCCAGGTCACGCTGGGTGCGGCCGCGCTGTGGGAGAGCGAGGTCGTCCGCATCGATGCGATCGACACTGAGGCGGGCACGGTTACGGTCGGCCGCGGCTGTGCCGATACGGTGCCGGTTGAGCACGTGGCCGGCAGCCGGATCTGGGTGTACGACGAGGCGGCCAGCAGCAACATGACCGAGTACACGGATGGCGAGGCGATCGATATCAAGTTGCTGACCAACACCGCCGTCGCCCAGCTGGACCCGGCTGATGCCGTAGCCATGTCGGTCGAGTTCGCTCGGCGAGCTGTGAGGCCGTACCCGCCGGCAGCGGTGACGTTCAACGGCGAAGCATGGCCGCCGGCCCTGACCGGGCAGGTGGACGTGGTCTGGGCACACCGCGACCGCAAGGCCCAGGCCGACCAGCTGGTCGACCAGGCCGTGGCCAGCATCGGCCCGGAGCCGGGCACCACCTACACCGTGCGGTGGATCCTTGACGGCGTCGAGGTCCATGCCGAGGCCGGGATTGTGGGCAGTGCCAGCAGCTACACCCCAGCCGCTGCCGGGACGCTGCGCATCGAGATCCAGAGCCAGCGCGACGGGCTGGACAGCCTGCAGGTGTACCGGCACACGGCGGAGTACATCCCGACGCCGTAGGCCATAAAGCATTACGAGCGGTGTTGGTTATATGGGTAGGAATTCCCTGACATGTCACTGCTGACTCTTCTGATATCAGAAGCGGTGCAGGTGTGGGAAGGTTGGGCTGCCAGCAACGGCGGTGCCGGCTTCCAGCCAGGCCATCCACCCACCGGGCTACCGCAGGGATGCGGAGCTGCTGGAGGCCAGCAACGACGCATTCCCCGCGTCGACCCGGTCCCTACCTCCCCAAGAGGGCCGGGCGCTGGCTGCAGTATTGGTGGCTATACAAAGCCCTGGAGCTCTCCCTCCGGGTGCACGCCCAGCTTGACCAGCCAGGTGGCGACCAGCTCGATGATTGCGACTTCGTCCTCCGGATACTGGTCGATAAGCCGCTCTTCGACCTCGTCGCAGATCTCCCAGAACTGCGGCGCTTCCCCGTACTGCTCGAGCGCGTGACTGATCTCGTTGAACGCCAGTTCGTAATCAGCGTGCTGTTGGCTCATCTGCCTTGCCCGCTCCGACGCAAGCCAGCTCCTCAATAAGGCTGCTTACCTGGTCATGGAAGTGGTCGAAATCCACCATGGCGACGCGCGGTTCGATTACTTCGACCTCACCTGCAACAATTTCGGCGATATCTCCGGCCAGCGCGGTCTCTGCTTCCGGCTTCATGCGCAAAGCCAGATCCTGCAGCCACTGGTCCAGCTCTTCTCGGGTCAGCTTGGTGGTCATGAGGGGATCCTATGCCGGCTGGCCGTTATGATCAGGTCAATCGTGGCTGTTCACGCTCAGCAGCGCACGCGCGGCAGCTGGTGTATGGAGGTGGTGTAACTGGGTGAAAGCATGTGTTGGCGCATGCGCCATTCCGGTTTTGCCTGCCAGCCGGTTGCGCCGAGCCCAGCGGTACCGCGGCCGAACTTCCGGTTGATCGCGTCCAGCGTGTCCATCAGCCGGTCGTTGCCCACCGTCGCCGGGGTGAATAGATCCTGCTGCAGCGCCTCCGGTCGCGCGAGATCCAGCAGTGCGACGCCCGCCTTTTTGTAGTCGATGCCCCTGCGAACCATGCCCTCGAATAGCTGGCGTACGCATCGCAGGATGATCGTGGTATCAGCGGTGGCAGCCGAGAGATTCGCCGCGCGGGCTGGGTGGTGCTGCGGCAGCTCTGGGCGGAATGGATCCGAGTTCAGGAACACTTGGACGCCGCTGGCCACCAGGCCGCGCGCCCTGAGCTTCTCGCAGGCGCGCACGGCGAAAGTGGCCAGCGCTTCATGCAGGGCCTGCGGATCAGAAACGCGACTGCCGAATGATCGGCTCACGACGATCTGCTGCCGATCGGGCTCCACTTCTTCGATGCTCATGCAGGGGTGCCCCTGCAGCTCACGCTGCGTGCGCGCAAGCGTGACGCCGAAGGCTGCCAGGATGTCATCGGTTGAGGCGTCACGCAGTTGTGCGGCCGTGTTGATGCCGCGTGCGGCCAGCTTCGGTGCCAGTTTGCGGCCCACGCCCCATAGATCGCCGACGGGAAAGTCGGCCATGGCCGCTTGGCACACGGCAGGATCGCCGAGGTCCATCACGCCGGTGCCGCTCTTGGCCAACTTGTTGGCAAGCTTGGCCAGCGTCTTCGTGGGGCCGATGCCGATGCAGTTGGGGATGCCGGTCCAGCGGTGCACCCGCGTGCGCAAGTCCCGTGCGAACTGCTCGCGCAGCCGAATGCCAGTCAGGTCGATGAAGCTCTCATCGATGCTGTAGACCTCCACACGTGGTGCAGCATCACGCAGGATCGAGACAACGCGGGCGCTCAGGTCGCCATACAGGCCAAAGTTCGCTGACCGCATCTGCAGGCCGTGCCGGCGGACCAGGTCCTTCAACTCGTGGGCGGGGTGCCCCATCTTGACCCCGAGTGCCTTGGCTTCAGCTGATCGGGCAATCGCGCAGCCATCGTTGTTGCTGAGCACGACCAGCGGCTTGCCGCGCAGCGACGGCTGGAACACGCGCTCGCAGCTGGCGTAGAAGTTGTTGCCGTCGACCAGGGCGAACATCACAGCTCCCGGATTTCGGCAGCGCCGGTGATCAGCGGCCGCACCAGGATGCGGTAGCAGTCCCGGTCGAATGAGGCGGATGGCTGGTCCAGCTTCCGGGCTTTCGCGAGCGTGTCCGCGGTGCGAGGTAGTGCCAGTTTCGGACGACGTGGATCTGCTGGAGCTCGTCGGACTTTTCGACGATGCCGACAGCGCCGGGGTAGGGCCATGCGTGCACGTGGCGATCAATGAGCGCTGCCAGAAGCCGCTGCCGGTGGTCATCTTCCGGCTCAGCTCCACAGCACACGCCGGCGCATCGCTTGAGCGCATGACGGAAGCAAGTGCGGCCCGCCGGGAGCTTCTCGATGCCCAGGCGGCTGTAGCAGAGCAGGTGGGTGTCGGCGATCTCACGCAAGGCCTCTACTGCGGCGAACCGGCTGGGATACAGCCCAAACGATGCTGTGTCCCCTGCATCGTGTACGTCGGTGATGCACAGCTCACCGGCCTGTAGCGTGATCGTGCAGAGCCATTTGTTACGGCGAAGGCGTTTGTTGAACAGCGGCTGCTGCAGCTTCACTTGCTGCGCCTCCAGCAGCTGCGCGCCGATATCACCGGCGGTGCGCACAAAGGAGAACCGCCGGGTCAGGCTGAGCAAGCGGGCCTCGTCCGGCGTACGGATGTGGTCGAGCACGCGGCCGCGAATGTTCACGCTCTTGCCGATGTAGAGCGGAAGCGGTGACTCGCCGTGGAATGTGTAGACCCCTGGGGCGGGCGGCAGCTGTTTTGCCAGCTCGCGGAGATCCTGCAACAGCTCAGCGGCCACGGCGCGGCCTGCGGATGATCTGGCGGGCAAGGCCCACCATTGCGAACACCTCCACTTCAGTGCCTGGCGCCAGGAGGATTGGCGGGTACTCTGGGTTGGCTGAGTGCAGCTCGATGTGGTGCTCGAAGGTCTGGAGCACTTTGCAGGTGGGCTGATTCCCATCCCACACGGCGATCACGATATCGCCGGCTCGCGGTTGAACGGAGCGGTCGACAACCAGGATGTCGCCATCACAGATGCCTGCGCCGATCATCGACCAGCCGTCTGCCCGATATAGGTATGTGGCCGCCGGATTACGGATCAGCAGGCGATGCAGGTCGATGCCGTCGTCAAGGAAATCCTCGGCCGGGGAAGGAAAGCCCAGCAGGGCACGGGCGCCGGCCATGGGGACCGACTGCGCAGGGCCATCGATAACTGCCGGGCCCAGAAAACGAGCGTTGGGGATTGGTGGGGGAGCGTGCAACATGGCGCGAACTCTCGCGGGGCGCTGTCTCAAAAAGCGAGACGGGCGGAGAATGTTAGTACAATTGCTAACGCCCGGGGCGGTGTCGGTCCGTTTACCTGCATGGCGCTATCGTCAGATGCCCTCTCCCTGGAGCTTCCCATGTGCTTTTCCGCCGAGGCATGGCAGGACTATCGTGAATACGTCGAAAAGTACGGCGCCGATATCAGCATCAAGGACTTCGTGATCCTCTATGGCGATCGCGGCGCCGGCGCCAAGATCAAGATTCCGAAGGGCATGGATACCCCATTCATGCATGCAACAACGGGAGAGGCGCAGCAGGTTCGGGAGCTGATCGAGCGCTTCAACGCCGAGCAGGTCGCGAAGCTAGAGCAGGACCTGTTCAAGCAGTCCAGGCGGTTGGCGGATGCCGAGCGCTCACTTCTGTCGAAGGAGACGGTGAAGGCGCGCGAGGATGTCCGTATCGCCACGAACAAGATTGCCGCAGGCAGGACAAAGCTCGCGGATATCAAACGGACGACGGCGAAGCCCGGTGACGGGCGGATCTTCCCGGGGGCGCATGGGCTGGTGCTGGTCAGTGAGGGCGGCAAGAGGGTAGTGCGGCCGATGCGCTACCAGTGCCGGCCCGCGGGGAAGCCGGCGGTCTACGATCGCAAGTACCCCGGAACCTACAACGCCCGGCGCGACAACCTGGAGGGGTTCTGGAAGGGCCAGTTTGGCCACAGCCATGGCCTGATGGTGGTGAACACCTTCTACGAAAATGTGGAGGGGCCGGCTGGCAACCAGGTGCTGCAGTTCACCCCCCGAACGGGAGAGCCGATGCTGGTGGCCTGCCTGTGGTCGCACTGGACGGATCCGAAAGGCCTGGAGCCGGACCTGCTTTCATTCGCCGCGATCACTGATGACCCAGAGCCCGAAGTGGCCGCCGCCGGGCATGACCGCACCATCATCAACATCAAGCCCGAGCACATCGACGCGTGGCTCAATCCCGACCCAGGGAATCTCGGCGAGCTCTACGCGATCTTCGATGACAAGCGGCATCCGTTCTATGAGCATCGCATCGCAGCCTGACTCAGCTGCAACGGCTACCGGTGCGCCAGCTGCTCCGGCCGCAGGTTGGTGTAGCGCTTCAGCGTCGCCCAGCTTTCGTGCAGCGTGAAAAGGGAGACTTCTTGGATGCTGTAGCCGGCTTCGAACAGTCGGCTTGTTGCCTCGTGCCGCAGATCATGGAAGCGCAGGTCGGAGATCTCCAGGACGTGGCAGGCCCGGGTGAATGCAGCGCCGATCGACTTCGGATTGAACGGGAAGATCAATGGCTCGTTTCCGCGCGGCTGGGCTTCAATAATGGCCAGGGCTTCGGCAGTCAGCTTGAACGTCTTGTCATTGCCGAGCTTCTTCGTGGGGTGCTTCAAGTCGCGGAGGCGGCATGTGGCCGTCGATCTATCGAGATCGTCCCAGCGTAAACGCGTGATCTCTTCCTGTCGCCGAGCGCTGTGGATTGCGAAATGCATGATGTCCAGCATCGGGATCTCGGCGCGCACGTCACGGTGGCTGAAATACGCGGCCAGCTTCTCCAGTTCCGCGGCAGTGGGCCGCCGGTCGCGCTCCTTCGGTTTGCCGATGATGCGATTTTGGCGCAGGTATTCGGCCGCATCGTCCAGCTCCTGAAGCGGCACCGGCACGCCCAAGGCAACCCGTGCTGCGCGCAGCACCTGGCGGAGCCAGATCAGATCGTTGGCGGCCGTGGCCGGGCCGGCACCCTCCTGGCGGCGTCCCTGGGCGTAGGCGATGAAGTCAGCGCGTGTGAGGCGGTCAACCCGCTTATCGGCTATGGCGCCTTTTCCAATGCGGGCCAGGTCCGCCTTCTTCGAGCGCCCCCATGGGTTATCGGCAGCCATCTGGCCGGAGTACCAGTCGATCATCTGGGCAACCGTCATGCGGGTACCGACAACCTCCCCGCGCGCACGTTGGCCGGCCAGCTCTGCTTCACGGCGGGTAAGCCATTCTTTTGCAAGCGCACGCGTTGGAAAGGTCGCCGACTCGCGGTGCGTAATCTTCCCATCGGCCTTGAGCCGGATAGTCGCTGTGTAAGATGTGGCGCCTGTGGCCCGGCGGCGGGCGAGGATCGATCCCATGGTGCTACAAGCCTGTTTCTGTAGCCCCGAATGTAGCACCGTCGCAGCGGTAATGCCCTGAAACCCCCGGAAATACGACAGCAATGCAGCAGACCGAATCCCTCGTCAAATCTGGCGATAACCCCCGCAGGCCATACGTTCTAGAGGGAATAAGGCTTTGT